TCACTCCAGACGAATTGCACCCACGACAATGGAAAGCGAGCGGATCTCGGCTTTTGGCAGGCAGAATGGCGGGTAGTTGGGGTTGTCGGATCTGCACTGGATGTTGTCGTCGTCGCCCTCGATGGGGAACAGACGCTTGACCATCGCGCCCTGACGGGAGTCGATGACGTAGATCTTGCCCCACTGGATAAAGGTGATCTCGTCGATGCGGCGGCAGGCGAGGATGTCACCGCTGGAATATTTGGGGTACATGGATGAGCCTGAGACGCGGATGAGGAAGTCGGCATGGGCGGCCTCAAAGTCGGGAATGTCGTAGCGTGTGCAGTCGAGGGCAGTGACGCCAGCCTCGTCCCAGCCATTGAAGCCGGCCACGGCATCGATGGGGATGAGCGGTAGCCCCTTGGTGGTTGGCTGTGGGTCGTCGGCCAATACCCCAGCAACGCCCTTGCTCTCCGAACACTCTCCGAAGGATGACCGAAGCATCTCACCCTCGCCAGTCAGAAGCCATGAGGGGTTGACATCGGGCGCATAGGCAAGAAATCTTGCTATATTATCTTCGTTGATACCATTGTTCTGAGTGAGAATTCCACGTGTTACTCCTGATTTTTTGTAGAATTCATAAGCGGAAACCCCTTTATTTGACAGATAAAGCAAGATATTTTGCTTAATCTGTGATTTTTCTTGCTTAATTTCTTGCATAATCGAGAAATCTTGTTTATACTTGCATCGTTGTTAAACATAACAGCGCGCCAAATTTAGTGAAAAATGGCGGGAAAAACGAATAAAACAACCCATTTAACAAAAAAGACTATGAAAGTGACAAAGGTAAAGGTCGATAAGACCGAGAAAGATGCGATTCCTGCCTTCGTGCAGGAGGTGAACGAGTGCGCCGACACATGGTGCGAGCTGCGCGAGGGCTATTATTACGACACGCTGACGATTGTGGCGGTCGGGAAATTGGCCATGGAGTACACGCTGCGCAAGGTGGAGTGCACGTTCAATGACTGCGAGGTCATCGTGGTGAGGGGGTAAGTTGTCGAACGAAAAAAACGAGAAAGTATGGCAACAAAAAGAATGATTGAAGTTACACCGGCGGTGCGCCGGGAACTGATGAAGCTGTTCGGCTGTTCGGCTGCTCGGCCATGAACGTGTGGCGTGCGCTGAACTTCACGTCGGAGAGCGACGAGTGCTGCCGTATCCGTCGCGCTGCCATCGAGAAGGGCGGGCGCGTGATGAACTGGCTGCCCGAGTGCGAGACGATACACTGCACGGCCGACGGCCTGATGTGCCAGACGTTCGCCAACGGTGTGGTGATAGTGGTCGATTGGGCAGACCGCACCGTGACGGTGTGCCGGAAAGGCAAGGTGGTGCGCGAAGTGAAATGCAGCATCTCGCTGGAAGAATTCCACGAGCTGCAGGCGTGGGCAGAGGACCTCTGAATAAAGACCCCGACCCTCCCGAGGGAGGGGAAAAGAGTTAATAGTTATTAGTTAATAGTTATTAGTTATTATGGCAGCACTTGCGACACAGATCATCAATGGGCGCGTGGGAATCTCGGCCCAATGGATGGAGGAGCGGCACATCGCGTCGATGGAATCGCTCAAGAAGCGCGAGCAGCGGCTGCGTCTCGTGTCGCTCACCCGCGGCGGGCGTGGCGTGCCGAAGGTGTACGAATACAGGACGATGCCGGAGGAGCTGAAGCGCAAGGTCGATGCGCAGCTGGATGTATATGAGGCCGCGCGGAAGAACCCGCTGGAGCCGCTCATCGAGCACAGCGCCGAGGTGCGCCAGTACTTCGACGACTACCGCACGGCCAAGGGGGCACACCTGCCGAACTCGCAGAGCAACCCGGTGAGGAACACCTACTACTACAACGCCATCGTCATCAAGGCCATCGTCCGGCTGATGGCCGACACCGAGCGGCGCGGCGGGAAAGTGTCGTGGGAGCAGATGGCCGGACACGTGAGCACGCTCGACAGGCTGGAGTGGCCGGTGTCGCTGCCCGAGAATGCACGCAAGCTGCGCTCGAAGGTGAGCGACTATGTGGCCAACGGGCTTGAGTCGCTCATCCACAAGAACTACCGCGCCGGCAACGCGAACGCCACCAAGGTACACGAGGGCGAACAGGCCGACATGCTGGTGTCGCTCATCAGCGAGCACCGCAACTTCGACTGCCAGGAGATTGCCGACCTCTACAACCACTGGGCACAGCAGCACGGCTGGGAGCCCATCAGCCGGAGCACAGTGCACAAGTGGGCGACCGACAAGCGCTTCATCACCATGGCCAGCAAGCACGGCGCGGCCGCCTTCCGCAACCAGGTGAGCTACACTGTGAAGCGCACGGCACCGACGGCGGCAATGTACATGTGGGTCTTCGACGGCTGGGATGCCGAGCTTGCCTACCAGCAGCGGAGCAAGAACGGGCGCACGACCTACCACAACCGCCTGACGCTGGAGGTAATCCTGGACGCGGCCACCAAATACCCCATCGGCTGGGCAGTGGGCGAATCGGAGAGCGCCGACCTCATCCGCGAGGCGCTGCGCAACGCAGAGCGGCACGTTGAGGAACTGACCGGGCAGATGCTGCGACCCCACCAGCTGCAATGCGACAACTTCGCCAAGAAGGCGATGTGGGACACCTACACGGAGCTGGCACTGCTGGCCGTCACCCCTGCCCGGGTGGGCAACGCGAAGGCGAAGATCATCGAGCCGTGGTTCCACCAACTGAACGACAAGAAGTGCCGCTACGCCTTCAACTGGACAGGCCACGGCGTGACGGCGCGCAAGGACAACCAGCCGAACCTCGACATCACGCTGAAGGGCAAGAGCCAGTTCCCGACGCTGGAAGAGCTGATCGACGAAATCGGCACCATCATCGGCCAATACAGGGCCGAGGCACTGCCCGCCTACATGGAGGCACTCGCAGCCCTGCCCGACGCCGACCGCGTGGCATTGGACATGAAACAGTACCTCGCCCTCTTCGGCCAATCGACAGGCCAGACCTACCAGCTGCAGGCCACCGGCATCAACGTGCGCATAGGCGGAAAGCGGCACCAGTACGACCTGCTGCCGGCATCGGACAGCGAGCGCGACATGCAGGAGGCCATCCGCTTCCGTGAGAAGTGCTGGGAGAAGTGGCAGGTGAAGCTCGACCCGATGGACGACGCCCACATCCTCGTCGAGAACGCCGACCAGACCGAGCAGTTCCTGCTCACGCTGAAGGACGAGCAGCCGATGGCGCTGAAGGACAGGAAGCCGGGCGACTACGAGAAGCTGGCGGCCATCTGGAAGTTCAACCGCGAGATGGAGGCATACGTGAGCCGGACGCTGGGCGACCACCAGCAGGGAGCCTACGAGCAGATGCAGCGCGAGCAGCGTGACTACGAACTGCTGAGCCGCTGCCTCATCACGGACAACCGCGGGCAGCACAAGAGCGTGAAGGCGGGCGCACGCCTCGCCATCGAGCCGGTCGATGCCTTCGAGGTCGCGCCGAAGTCAGAGGACGACGTGCTGGACGAATATTAAAAGACCCACCCCCCGTGCCCCCTCCCGTTATGTAGGGAGGGGGAGTAAATACAAAAGACAAAGGGACTAAGGACAAAGTGCCAAATACAAATTACGATAACACTTAACCAAAAAAACTATGAACAACAAGCAAGCAGAGGGAAGTACCCTCACAGAAATCCGCAAGAGAGACATCCAGAACGGGCTGGCCGACTACTGCGCCCGCTATGGCGGCATGAACAAGGCAGCCAAGATTCTGGACGGAGTGTCGTCGGCCACAATCAGCCAGATGGTGAACGGCAACTGGGAGCAGATCAGCGACGAGATGTGGCGCAAGGTGGCCAGCCAGATAGGGCTTGAAGCCGACCGCTGGAACGCCGTCGAGACACAGAACTACACGCGCCTCATGGCCATACTGGCCGACGCACAGGAGAACCAGCTGTGGATGGCCATCACGGGCAGCGCAGGCACGGGCAAGACCTTCTCGACCAAGCAGTACAGCCGCGAGCACCCCAACACCTTCTACGTGTCGTGCGACCCCGACTGGACAAAGCGCGAGTTCTTCGCCGTCATGCTGCGCAAGCTGGGCAAGGAGCCGTCCGGCCTGACCCTCATCCAGATGAAGCAGAAACTGGTGCTCCAGATGCGCTGCCTGGACTGTCCGCTCATCATCCTCGACGAGGCCGACAAGCTGACCGACGTGGTGCTCAACTCGTTCATCACGCTCTACAACGACCTCCAGTACGACTGCGGCGTGGTGATGATAGCCACCGAGTTCCTCTTCAAGCGGTTCGACGCCGGCGTGCGGTTCAACAAAAAGGGCTTCAACGAGCTGTGGAGCCGCGTGGGCCGCAAGTGCATCCCGCTCAAGGGCGTGTCGCAGCAGGACATCGTGGACATCTGCATGGCCAACGGCGTGACCGACCCACGCGAGATTGACCGCATCATCGGCGACTGCGACGGCGACCTGCGCAGGGTGCAGCGACGTGTCCACGCCGTGCGCAAGAAGATGGGCAGGGAGAGCCGAGAGAGTAACGAGTAAAGAGCAATGAGCTATGGCAAGCAAGGCACTGACACTCCAGAACCTCATCGACTACCGGCCGAAGACCATGGGCTTCACCGGGCAATGGCTCGAAGCCGTGGGCGACCCGGAGCCGTTCGGCTCGTGGATCATCTACGGCGGCAGCGGACAGGGCAAGACGCGCTTCACGCTCCAGCTGACCAAATACCTGATGTCGTTCCCCGGCCTGCGCATCGCCTACGACTCGCTGGAGGAGGGCGTGAGCGAGACCTACCGGCGCGCCGTCATCGACACCGGCCTCATGGCCGAGCGGACGGGGCACTTCAAGTTCTGGGACCGCTACGACTACGGGCGCATGTGTGAGGAATTAGCCAAGAAACGCTCGCCGAACGTGGTCATCATCGACTCGCTCCAGTACATGAACCTCGGCTACGAGCAATACAAGGAGCTGATCGCCCGATTCCCGCGCAAGCTCTTCATCTGGATCTCGCACGAGAGCGGCGGCAAGCCGGACGGCACGACGGGCAAGAAGGTGCTCTACAACTCGAACGTGAAGATAAGGGTCAGGAACTACTGGGCCGACATCACGAGCCGCTACGCGGGCAAGCACCTCTACGACATCTGGCCGGAGCAGCACAGGAATGAGTAAAGAGTTATGAAATAAGAAATAAGAGTTAAGAGTTATGGAACAACTACACGACACACAATGGCGCAAGGCCAACGGCCTCTTCTGGGCGACGGCAAGCAAGTGCCAGCTGACGAGCGACGACGTCCACGCGACCATCTACAGCGCGTACGGCAAGACGCACACCACCGAACTCACACCCGCGCAACTGAACTCGCTGTCGGCGGCACTGCGAAAGCGCGCCATGCCTGAGGCCGAACGCAAGCTGGAACAGATGCGCAGGCGCGTCATCGGAGCCGTACGCCGCTACTGCAAGGTGATGGGCTACCGCACGGACACCCTCTATCTGGTCCGAATCGTCGAGCGCGACGGCACACCCTTCAACCGCATGACGGCCGCCGAACTGATGCGGAAGTACAACACCTTCAGCAAGCTGGCAAGAGAACTGGAGAACCCCACCCAACCTTCCCGAGGGGAGGAGATGGAGTCAGAAAATAAGAATTAAGAAATAAGAGTTAATAACCTTGACCTTTTTCCCAGGACAGACACCTCCCCCCGGGGAGGACGGGAGGGGGTCTTAATTACAAATTACTATGAGCATCATGAAGACAGTAGCAGTGGTGGAAGCACCCGAAAGCGTGCGCCTGCAGGCCGACGGCACTGTGGCGCGCGAACTGAGCGAGCGGCGCGGGTTCGTCTGCCCGCAATGCAATGGCAGCGGATACGTCATGCGCGACAACGCACACGGCGAACTGGAAAAAGTGCAGTGCGACGCCTGTATGGGCTACGGCTCGCTCAAGGCCAGAATCCTCGTGGAGTGGCTGCCGGATAATCCGGTGAAATATTAAATATTAAATACTAAATATTAAATATTAAATGTTATGAAAATCATCAAAACGAACATCTACTACATCGACGCGACGGGCATGACGCAGAACGGCACGAAGATGGCGCTGGCCATGAAGGAGGTGCTGCGCAAGTACAACGGCCACATCATCGCCGGCGACCTGCTGAACAAGTGGCTGAAAGAACTGCGTGCCAAGCGGGATGAACTGCAAGCAGAACACCCCACATGGAAGTCGGTCAACATCAGACTGGAGGGCATGGCCGGAAATAACGTCTGCTGGCTGAGCATCGGCGGCGAACTGACCGCACACATCTACCGGACATTGGGAGAGATAACCGAATAATTAAATAATGAATGTTATGAAAGAAGAAGAAGTAAAGAACAAGGCATTGGCCAACGAGACTCCCGAAGAGGAGCAGGAGGGCCACTGGGAGGAGGTAGAGATGCCACAGGCCGAACTTAGCGACGGCTGCCTCGGTCTGATCGTCATACTCGTGCTGGCAACGGTCGCCGTCGTGGCTCTGGCTCTGGGACGATGAAAATTAAAAATCAAGAACTATGAATATGGAAAACCGATTGGACACAATCCTGGAACAACGCCGCCATTTCATGGAAAAGCAGGACATCAAGGCGGCCATGACCGCCATCGTACAGGCACACCGCCACATCGACGAGGCCGGACCGCGACTTAGGGGCACGCGCCTCGAACGCCACTGGCAGGAACTCTGGAACGCGCTCGACGCGCTACAGGCCGAACTGATACAGGAGAAGGTGCGGCTGGGCATAACCCCCACCCCGACCCTCCCCGAGGGGATGGATGACGAGAGCAGAGCGCTGCGCAGGGCGTTCAGGAAGAGCTGAGAAACAAGAGTTAATCACCATTTAACAACCTTTTAATTATGGACACAAAACAGAAAATCGAGATGACGGCCGATGAGATGGCCGAGTTCGAAGAGTACAAGCGCGCCAAGGCTGCGGCCGAGGCCGTGGAACGACGCAAGCAGAACCGCGAGGCATACGCCCAGCTGGTGGATGAACAGGTAGAGCGAGCCATCGGCGAGCTGCGCGCCCTGAGCGAGAAGATCCGCGCGGTGAAGCAGATGGTGTTCGGCAACTTCCGGCAGGTGCTGGACATGAAGGCCGATGTGATGAGCCTGACGCGCGAGGAGGGACAGTTCAGCCACACGTTCACGACGAGCGATGGCCGCTTCCGCCTGAAGTTGGGCGTGAACACCATCGACGACTACCGCGACACGGTGGAGGATGGCATCGCCATGGTGAAGCAGTACATCGAGAGCCTCGCCAAGGACGACAACTCGCGCGCGCTGGTCAACGCCGTGCTGCGCCTCCTGAGCCGCGACCAGAAGGGGACGCTCAAGGCAAGCCGCGTCATCCAGCTCAAGAAGATGGCCGAAGAGACGGGCGACGAGACCTTCCTCGAGGGCGTCCACATCATCGAGGAGGCATACCAGCCGAGCGAGACGCGCCAGTACATCCGCGCCGACTACCGCGACGACAGCGGCGCATGGAAGAACATCCCGCTCAGCGTGACCGACGCATAAGCATCAGTTATTAGTTAATAGTTATTCTGCCGACGGATGGGGCGAGCGGCAACGGCGCCCGGGAAATAAGGCACAGACGGGCGACTGCCCCCAGAATGAGAGATGCACGGCCTTGGGCAATCCCCACCGCACTGCACGGGACATTCGACAAAAAGGGGCTGTAAGACTTGGCGAGTCGCTACCTGAGAACGTCTGCGCACGAAGCGTCTGGAACATCCGCCGCGCCCCGCGGGGCGAGTTAAGAAATAAGAATTAAGAAATAAGAGTTAAAAACACAATGGAGCACAAGAAGACCTACAGATCGACGCGCGAGCGGGCGCGGCTTATCCAACAGCTCACGGCCGAATACTACGAGCCGGGGAACCTGCGCCGCTGCTACCGCGCCGTGTGGCAGAAGTACATCAACCCCATCTATCCGATGTGCTACCGCACGTATCTGCACTATCTGCACATCGAGCCGGCCGCCCCCGAACGGGAGCCGGACGACCCGCGCCAGCTTAAATTGTGGTGAACAACTGAAAAGCCGCTGTTGCATCGTTAGCAACAGCGGCTTTTTGGCTTTTAAGGGGAGTGAAAAGGGAGTGGAAGGGACGAATGCTCGGTGGACGACTCTTACTCCTGCCCGACGGTGACACCCAGCGACGGCGAGGGTGCGACGGTGGCATGACGGGCGGCACAGGCATCGACGGCACGGGTCACGTAGCGTTCGATGCTCTCGATGAGTTCGGCGTGGTTGTGGTCGGTCTGGCACTCGGTGAGCATGAGCGTCGAGAAGGTGTCTCCCGAGAGCGTGGCCAGTGCGGCATGGACGGCATCGAGGAGGTCGAAATGGGCGAGTGCGGCGTTGGCCGATGCGTCGCTGTAGCCGGCAGGGACATTGGCCGCCCTTGTGATGATGTGCAGCCGGACGGTGACGTCGGCCTGGCAGACGTGGTTGGCCCGCTGGGCGACCTGATATGGCTCGAACTCGACGAACAGGGCAGGCAGCGGCCATGCCGTGCCGCCCGTGATGGCGGCGATGTGCTCGTTCCAGAGGTCAATGTGGCGGATGTCCGGAACCTGCGCCCGGATGCGGGCAGCGATGGAAGTGAAGAGGGTCTTGCGCATTGTTTAAAGGGTTATTAAAGGGGAGTAAAAGGGGAGTGAAAAGGGAGTGAAAGGGACGATACCATCGGCGGTCACTTCATCGACTTGGCAAGCTCGTGGGCGAACTGATGGACGGCGTCGGTGACGACATCCTCGATGATTTGACGGACTTCGGGACTGTCGCCGATGAACTGACGCTGGGGGATGACGGTGCGGTGGCCACGTCCGGCTGTGGTCGTGCCCTCGTTATGGGCGGACGCATAGCGCACTTGCGAGGAGAAGCGCACGCCGTTGGCGGTCTCTTCGGCCTTGATCGAGCGGCGCAGTGCGCCGGACACGTTGAGGAGCGAGCCACGCGCGGCGGGGTTCTTGCGGGGTTTCCACTTCTGGCTGAAGAACGCCTTGCGCTCGAAGTTCTTGTCGAACTCGTCGGTAAGCTCGACGCGGATGTCGGCGATGATGCGCCGCTTGAATTGTTCGGGAGTCATAGGGAGTTAAGAAATAAGAATTAAGAAATAAGAGTTAAGTGAGGACACGACCACGCCAGCCAGCGCGCCGAGGGCGTCGGCCACGAGGTCGTACCAGTCGAACATGGTGCGCTTGACATATTTGTCGGCCAGTTCCTTCAGCAGGCCGACGGCCAGCGTCACGGCCAAGGCGATGCCGCAGTGCATGAACAGCGACAACACAACGACGAGCGCGAGGCTCACAAAAAAGTGGAGAATCTTGTCGTTCATAGGTGAAAGATTGTATATTTGCGAAAAAAAGTGAAATAAAATCAATTTGATATGAAAAAATTTGAATTGGACATTATCGCATTGGACTGTCTCTTGAACATGTTCGAGGAGAGCAGATTTATCCCCTACGAATCATTCCGTCGTTGTGACAGGGGATTGGTACCCGACGAGGACGAAATGCTCGCGGCCCTTGTGGAGGAGGGCTTGCTTAAAAAGGAACCATACGGCTATCAGATAACTGCCAAGGGAATCGTCTTTCAGCATAAAGGTGGCTTTGCTGAGCTTGCCCGCAGGGAACGGCGCGACTTCATTATTGCAGTCATCGCCGCAGTGTGCAGCTTCGTCGCTGCTGTTGCAAGTCTTGTTGCCCTCTTCAAGTAACAGGGTACGAAGTATCAATTCGGCACAGTGCCGTTTCCACTGCTGCCGGACTTGTTTCTCTTCTTTTGTCATAATTTTTGCCATTTTATTTGGTTGTTAAAGAATAAGTTTGTATCTTTGCAGCACAATATAGCAGTCTTTCAAGTTATCGTCCGGCGCAAGCCACACGGCGAAGGTGACGGAAAGGCTGCTTATTTTGTATATAGACGCATATAATGCAAAATCCGTCCATCCGCATTGCACTTGACCTTAAACACGACCTTATACTTCCTGTCATCATCGTATTGATAAACCTCGAAAGTCGCATCGGGGTGGTCGTTGCTGTCCTCTGTCGTTACCTTTTGGGCCTTTTCAAGCCATAGATGAGCCTTTCGGGCATAAGCCAGACGTGGAACATACAGCTCATCATCTCTATATTTGTTTATGATTTCCTCATAAAACTTCTTTGTGATGAATATTGGGTCGTCCCCGTCCGGCATATTTACCGTAAATCGTTTGGCTTTAAACTTGCCTACTTCGGTCTGGGGCAGGTTTTCCTTGTACCAGCGGACCAAATCGTTGACACTCTGCACACGTAGTTCATTGTCACACACACGTGCCACAATAGGCTTGGCCTGTTGTGGGGCTTTGTAGTATGGATGCTTGGGCGGGAAGACCTTCAGCTCCTTGCCGGGATTGAAACGGAACATCTGCTGCTTGGCGTTCTCGGTGCAGTTGTCGCCGCGCTGCATGGCGAGGGTCGGGTCGGTGTGGGGGAACTTGCCCCGGCGCACCTGTACGGCGGTGCAGCGGCAGCCCCAGCCATTGGGCGGATAGTATTTCGACCAGAAGGGGTCGCTGGGCGGCAACGTCGTGCCGTGGAGCAGGCGGTGGTCCTCGCGCACGTGGTCGTCGCCGGCGGTGCGGTACTGGAGGTCGTACTGGTCACCATCGGCCTCAATCTGCTGCCATCGGGCGGCCATGAGGGTGGAGCCGACGGCGTGCTGGTATTCGGCGCGGAGGTAGTTGTGGTTGTACTTGTCGTTGATACGGTGGACGTCGCGCCGGAACTCGGAGAGCGGCTTGATATTGCCGTCGTCGGTCAACAGGGAGAGGCCGACCTCGCGCAGGGAGTGATAGACGCGGAAGCCGGAGAAGATAAAGGCATTCTCCTGGAGTGCATAGGAGACTTCGGGCGAGACCTCGGTGGGGATGTGTGCGTCGATGGCCTCGCGGAAGATTCCGGCTGTCGCACTGATCAGCCTGCGCACCTCGGGTCGGCGCATCATGTCGGCCGCGAACTGCTTCTGCTGCCAGATGGCATCGGCGGCATCGGTGAATGCGGCGTCGTCGAAGTCGGGCTGCGTGTCATCGGCATCGGCCAACGTCACCCCTCCCTCTTCGTAGAGCGACGAGATAGCGGCATGGAAAGCCCTGTAGAGGTCACGTCCTGCGCGGAGACGCGACGGGCTCAGGCGAAAAAAGAGTCCGGGTCTTTGGCCAATGTGCCGTCCTCCATCGGCTGGAACTGGCGCGGGCCGGTGACGGGCAGGCCGTACTTCTCAACAAAGTATTTCGGGTCCACCTCGTAGCGTTCGAGCACGGTGCGCTCGATGGCGTTCTGCTGCTCGGGCGTGTAGGTCTCGGCATCGTCCCACGCGAAGTGGAGGCCGCCGACGGGGAAGCCGCGACGCTGGAGGAATGGCAGCAGGCGGCCGTTGACGTGGAAGGCGAGCATCCGCTGGTCGCCCTTGACGACATTCTCGAACACCTCAAGGTGGGTGGCCGACTGGCTGAGCGACGAGCCGTTGTCGATGGTCATGGTCTGATTGAGGATGCCCTTCGAGATCTCGCTGTTGCAACGCTCGACGCGCTTGTCATAGACCTGGAACGCATCGCCCCGGCTCGACTCCTTGATCTCGATTTCGGTGCCCTCGGGGAAGAGTCCCCAGAAGGCTGCACCCATACGTTCGAGGGCGGAGGCAATCTTCTTGCGCTCGGCATCGTCGGTCGTGGTGGCCTTGGCAATACGCATCGGAGCACCGAAGATCTCGCCGAACATATCCCAGAAGGCGAGCATGTTCTTCTTGCTGATACACTGCGGAGCGATGCCCAACAGAAGGCCGAGGTCGTGGGGTCGGCCTGCCTCGATGCACCATTCGGCATATTCGCCCTCGCGGTAGCTGGGGCTGCTGTGCCAGTCGTCGCCCTGTGAGCGCAGGATGACGCCATGTTCCGGGCATACGTGTTTGCGCGGCACGAGTTCAACGTCCGTGAAGCCGAAGCCGTCGGCCGTCTTGACTACATCGCCGAACTGGATGAGCGAGTGTCCCCAATAGCGCGCGTCGAGCACAAGGTCGCAATAGGTCTGGAACCACTCGGACTGGATGATGGCCGATGCACGCTCGTCCTCACTGCCGTCGGCCTTGACGAGGCGGTAGGCGGTCTTGAAGACCATGCCCTTGCGTTGGCCGATGGCACCCAGCAGGTGGAGGTCAACCATGCAGTCCGAATAAATGTCGTAGAGCATCTGACGGTTGGGGTTCTCGACCGAGATGGCCGACTGCCATGCGCGCCGCCACGTGGCGACGTCCTTCTTGGTGAGCGAGTCGGTCTGAAGCATGAGGTCGGCCACGATGCGGCGCGCCTCGCGCTGGCGTGCAAGTTCGGCACGCTGCGGCAAAATGGAGTTTAAAAGGCGTTCAAACATAGTCAGAAGGGTTATTAAAGGGGAGTAAAAGGGGAGTGAAAAGGGAGTGAAAGGGACGATACCTTATTGAGGCAAGAAATAAGAGTGGAGAGTTGTTGGCCGATGTAGCAAACGTCCCTTTTACTACCCTTTTACTCCTTTTCCGCTCCCTTTCGCAGCCCTTGGGAAAGCTACCACACCACGCTGGCCACGCCGTCGGAGGCTTGGCCGTACTGGACGGGATTGTTCGCATCGGTGTCGGTGCCGTCGTCGCTCACGTAGCGCGCCCAGTCGGGCGTGGCGCGGCTGGCCTGCACGTCCTTGAGCCAACGGATGGCCTCGTCGTAGAGCTGGTCGCGGCGGTCGAGCCCCATCTGCTGGGGCAGGCGATGGACGAGGAACCACAGGGCAATGTTGACGGCCACGTTGACGAGCATCGGGTCGCGCTCGTCGCCGGTCTTGGCCAACTCGGTGTCGATGTCATAACGGTTGCGGGTGTAGCTCGCGATGAGCTGCACGGCGGCGGCTTCGGCCTGCGTGCGGGCTGAGGCATTGGCCATGATCTGCTCGAACTCGTAGTCGTCGCAGACGGCCTGATAGTCGGTGGTTACAAGAAAAGCCATAGTTTTAAGGGGAGTAAAAAGGGTTTACCAGTTTGCCGAACTGCCCAGCTGGCGGAGGCCGAAGGTGGGCTCGAAGGCGGCCATGCGGCTGTGACGCTGGAGCAGGAAGATGGCACCCTCGTCGGCATCGGGAGCATCGTCGTTGCCCGACATGCCGCGCTCGAAGGCAAGCAGCTGATCCATGCCGGCCTGCATGTCGGGGTCTGCCTTCTGGCTCTCGTCGTAGAAGACGAAGCCGCGCTCCCACAGCGGCGAGATGGCCTCCACACGGGCGAACTTGTCGGGCTTCTTGCGTTTGTCGCCGATGATGGGCAACTGGTAGCCGCGCCGCTCACCCTCGGCCGTGAACTCGTTGAGCAGCAGGTCCTGCATGAACGAGGCCTCCATGTAGAAGCGGATGGCGATGCCGACGGTGGCCGCCCAGTCGTTCAGGTCGAAGCACCACCGCACCAGCTCGCCGACGCTCGCCTTGCGGACGAAGGCGCGCAGATGCCACAGGTCGGTGCCGCGCTTGCCCCATAGTTTGGCGGCCTTGGTGTCGTTCTTCTGCGTGCCTTTCCACGAGGGGTCGATGTAGAGCACGAACTCCGAGAACTCGCGCCACGCCGGACGCTTGGCCCAACGGATCCAGTCCTGGCGGAAGACGGTGCCCTCGACGATGGGGTTGTGCATCATCTCCTTATTCCAGGCGCGATAGCCCACGAAGTCGCGGTAGGCATCGGCCTCGGCCTTGGTCCACTTCTCGGCCCACACGGGGTTGCCGTCGTTGTCAACGGCACAGACCTTGGAGACATGGACGCCCTTGGTGGCGGCGATGTTGGCCAATACGGAGGTCTTGGAGATGAGGTTTCCGACCATGATGAATCGGCAGCGGCCCACGTCGAGCGAGCCGAACAGAGCCTCCTTGACCCAGTCGGTCATCTCGCGGACGCGCCTCTTGTTGCGGCACATCTCGTCGTCGTCGAGGTCGTCGATGACGATGTAGTCGGGACGCGCCTCGCGCTGGCGCAGGCCACGGGGCGACTGGCCACGGCCGCAGGCAAGGAAGTGGACTCCGCTGCGCGAGGTGAACTCGCCCTCGGTCCAGTCGCCGGCGGTAGCCTGTTCGCCGAAGTCGTCGATGATGCGCTTGTTGAACTGTAGCTCGGCCTGAATGTCGCCCAACAGGCGGTTGGCCGCGTCCTGGCTTTTGCCCACCACCACCATGAAGCTGATGAGCCTGTGCTCCTGGAACATGAGCCACAGCGGCGTGAAGACGTCCATGTGGGTGGACTTGGCGTGTCCGCGCGGCCACATGAAGACGGCCTTGAGGTCGGCGGTCGATTTGACGCGGTTGGCGGCCTGGTTGTGGAACGGCGCATTGTGGATGATGCGCACGGCCTCGCCCGTCACCTTGTCGCGCAGGGTGAGGAAATGGGGGAAATAGTATTCGCAGAAAGCCGC